ATGCGGTACCGGTTCGACGGTAAAGAAAAGACGCTGGTAATTGGCCCTTATCCGGAGATCACCCTCACCGAAGCCAGGGCAAAACAGTCTGAAGCAAAAATGAAGCTGCTTAACGGGGTGGACCCTGCCGAGCAGAAGCAGGCTATAAAGAAGAAAGAGAAAGAGGCTGTCGCGGATTCGTTCGGGGATATCTTCAGGGAGTGGCACGCACACAAATCGAAAGTGTGGTCGAAAGGCTATGCGGATGAAATGCTGAGGATGTTTGATGATGACGTTCTGCCGATCATCGGTCACTTGCGTATGGACGACGTGGAGCCGATGGTTTTGCTGAAGGTGATCCGTAACTTCGAGGATAGGGGGGCAATGGAGCGCGCGGACAAAGCGCGGCGCAGGTGTGGAGAGGTTTTCAGTTACGCGATAGTAACCGGACGGGCCAAATATAATCCATCGCGAGACCTTGCTGGAGCTATGCGTGGGTACCGGAAGGAGAACTACCCTTTCCTTCCCATGCACCGTATACACGAATTCCAGCGGGCAATGAATGCCTATGGCGGGTGGATTGTTATCAAGATAGCGGCGCAGGTTCTGCACTATACAGCCATGCGTACCGTCGAACTCCGCTCGCTGGCATGGACAGGAATTGATTTTGAAAACAGGCTGATCAGCGTTGACCCGTCAGTGATGAAGGGTAGAAAGATGCACGTTGTGCCGATGTCAGATCAGGTTGTGGCACTCTTCCGGTTCCTGAAGCAGGTAACCGGACAGTATGAGCTTTGCTTCCCCGGGAGAACCGACAGAAAGAAACCGATCAGCGAAAACTCCGTCCTTGGACTTATCCGCAACATTGGCTATGAAGGCCAGACAAGCGGTCACGGCTTCCGCCATCAGTTCAGCACCGTGCTGAATGAGAAGCACTGGAACAGTGACGCTATAGAAATGCAGCTGGCCCACGTAAGCGGAGGCACGCGTTCTGTTTACAACCATGCCGCCTATCTCGATACCCGTCGTGAGATGATGCAGTTCTGGGCTGACTGGCTTGATGAAAAGGTGGCGTAATGCCACCCATCACACCACCCTGTCATCCTGCAGCGCGCTGTTGATGAAGAACGTCACGCGCCCCAGCACCTCAGCCTCTTCCGCTGCCTCCCCCTCAATCGCTTCACCATCATCCGTGATTAATGCTCTTCCCCTGAGTTTCGCAAACTGCGTTCGGCCACCAATGAGAATGAGCAGCACCTGACCCTGCACTAACCGGGTAACTGGCTCGATTAATGCGAACCCGGATGAAGTTTCGAGTATGCGGGTATCGATGCCGACGCCGCAGATGAGCTCAGGGGTCATTCGCTGAGAAACGTAATCAGCCGCTGGAGAGGGAAAGCCCATTACAGACCTCCGTTCGGGTTGAAGAGCATGAATGTGCGCGCCTGGCCCTCGGTAGATGAAATGTCTTTAAAGGTGGAAACATGGCTCTCGATCCAGTTGTTCGCCTCTTTAAGCGACCAGTTCCAGTTCGACTGAGCCAGGTGCTTCACGAAGTCCTCAGTAGTCACCGTACGGCGCCCGTTGGACTCGTGTTTAATAGCTGTGTGAAAAGCACCCTCAATATCGATTCTGCGTGGCATAACCCCTCCTTCTTATTTTACTGTGTATTTATACAGTAGTTTTAAAGGAGGTGCAGATCAATGCAGTGACACCTATCAATACTCCCGCCAGGAGTTAAATTGTGGCTACAAAATAAACGACAGCGCACGCCAGTACCGGCACAAACCAGTCGAGCAGGCTGGGCAGGTTCCATGCGCGCCAGTCGAACCCGCCCCACCACGGCATATTGGCGCGCCTCCCTGCGCCTAACTGTGCGATCCAGCGATACTCGGCCTGGGTGTGCTCGCGGGCGATAAACCATGTGCAGCCTATCGCGCCGCCTGCTGCCCACATTCCTGAAAGCCAACCGACAAGGCATTGCACTGCAATGGCAATAGCAGCATGCAGCAGAGGAGATAAATCTCTCATGACCCTCCTTATGGGCGGTTCTTATCTGAAATTAACAAAAGATGGCGGCGTGGTTGCCGCCTTTAGCTGGCTTAATACAAGCCAACGCGGAGCTTGAAGTTAACGTCCACAGATGTCGCTGGTGAAACAGGCATAGAAGCGCCCGAGACATTTCGCAGGTTAATTATTATTTCGTATGGAACAGTGAGGCTATTGTCGATAATTGAATCAACAACAATCCCCCTGAATGAACCTTCATCAGGTGGCATTACTGTAAACGCATTAGTATTCTGATCTGTGAGCTGGTGATAAATGTATACCTGCCTGGTGTCATTATTTGGCCACTCAGTAGTGAATGTCGCTTTCAACTTAACCACGTTGTGGAATAGTGGTACGCCACCGTTGAAAGATGGCAATGAATTCGGGGTTCTGCTTGCCGTAACCGGAGTGACATTTCTCCCCCTTGCGCTACTAAAATCGACACGGTTGGAAGCCCCTGTGTATGCAAACATTCCTATGCCTGGATTTTGGGACAGGTTTAAATATGCATCGAGGTCATTAAACCGGCCAGAGATAAATTTACCGGTTGATGCCAGCCCGCCACACCATGTCTCAACCCTGAAGACGACGCGGTTTATCGCATACCCACACTCATTTTTAAGCATTACAGCATTTGTTCGACTTGGCGTCGGATCAATAGCTTGGGTAATTACCTGGTTGCTGTCCCAGTTAGGTCCTGGGTTTGCGAGACCGTTATCGCGGAACAGGACGCTATTGGTGCAGTTTGCGATGAAGTTGCAGTAAACCTTATTCCCCTGCATCACATTCGCTAACGCATCCGCAACAAAGACGATGGCGTTGGTGCAGGCTGAGATTGACGTCAGTGTGATTTCAGTATTCAAAAGTGTTGTGTTTGCACCTGATGTTTCGAGAATCAGTGCATCACCACATTGTTGGATTTCTGAAATATAAAGATTCAGCAAGCTAGTGCCTACGATGCGTAATCCATAGCCAGGGAATCCGGATATCGCAGGGAATGACTGCTTACCTACAGAGTTTCCAGCGGTCAACCTGACGCCATTCGTTGCGCCGGGTACTGGCTTAAATGCAGATCGTGGGCTGGCCTCTGCTGGAACTCTCCGATCCCAATCAAGGCTATTAATAAGGTACTCGTCAACCAAAGCGATAGTTATTTTATTTGGCGAACATGCGCTCTGGCATTTAGTTAAGGCCAAAGTTGAATCAACGTTTCTGGTTGAGCCAAACCATTCAGGATGCGCCTTTATTGTGTTGATCGTGAAAACGACATTCCCGTCACCAGTAAATATTTGATACAGACCAGCCTGAATATTTCCAATTGCTAACGTTGCTGCAGCTGAAACATTAATCTTTGCCCCGCGAGAAAATTCCCATGCCGCATTGGATATATCAACGCTTGAATCTATCAGGTACACACCGTCAGGGACGTAAACAGAGGAACCTGATTGGGCCGCTTTTAGGAATGCCGATACCGATGAGGTTGAGCCAGTAGGATCTGCGCCGCCTGCAAATCCGCTCCAGGTGACCGGCCTTTGTAAACCTTCAAGGTCTGACATCCCGAGACGGGGGAAATAAAATTGCTGAGTATTATAGGAGTCATACACAGCCATTGAATAATCATGCGAAACAACAAACTTGGAGATTTGTCCGTTATAAACTGGAAAACCTCCAGCATTAATAATTATTGGTTGCGGCACAGGGATAAGCGATCCATTCTCGCTGTCCATGTAAACCTGAACTTGGTTGGCTGGATTAACCGGGTCGGTATCAACATTGCCGATGAATATTTTACCGTTTGCAGCAGCTTTAAATGAGCGAGCCATAGTGAAAGGCTGCGTAGGCATACTTACGACGACATTGGCGGTAATATCTGACATTTGCTGTGCTCCGGGCGCAAGCCATCCCCACATCGGAGATGCGTTGAGATTTTTGATAACGTACCTAAACGGTACTATTGTGAGTTATTCGGTCGGTTTACGATGCCTGTCCATTAACTGGCGAGGCATCAATGATGTACAGCAAGTACGATGAGGCACAGTTTCACTTGAGACTTTCAAATGAGCTTCACGCGAAGATAAAGCAGCGTGCAAAAATGAATAATCGCTCCATCAATGCTGAGATTGTGGCGACGATGGAGGAGTCTCTTTCCCGGCCATCACCCGTTGCTGGTTATCGGGATGAAGCAGAGCGTGAGGCAGATATTGCTTCGAAAGAGATCCAGAAAATGGTCTTCGATAAACTGGCGGAGTTTTATCGCAAAAAGTAATCATCACATTGATATGAGACTTTTCTGTTTGCCTTCTCCGTTGTAGAGTGACGAAAAAAGGAGATTGGCGTGAATAAATTAATCCCAGCAATAATGATTGTGATGTCTTTATCTGCTTGTACTACAGGCGAAAAAATGTCAGACATTTCTCGCGGCATGTCCAGGGATCAGGTGGTAAAGACCCTTGGTAATCCAGATGGCAACGCGATTAGCGGTAAGTATGAAATACTGACTTACTCCAACCGCCTAATGTCTGGGTGGGCGTATGACAAGGCTGATTATAAGGTCATCTTAGAGGACAATAAGGTTGTTCAGTACGGGGCTGAAAACGTGCGGCAAGATAATGGCGCGGCGGCTGCGAGAGCCCTTACAGCCCAGCAAAGCCTGCTGATTTGGCAACAACAGCAAGCGCTACAAAACCAACCTGTATATGTTGCCCCTCGAAGCACCACTACAAACTGCTCACAGTATGGCAATAACGTCACCTGCAATAGCTACTAGCCATCCATGGCTATGATTACTGTTGCGCCTTCTCGCTCGAAGCCTGGGCTAGAGGCGCAACCACCTCAGACACCCGGCTTATGGCGCGATCATAAGCAGTGCTCCCCTTCGGCGTATTAGCCAGCCTGAGCATGGCATTCCTCATAATCCTGGACTCATAGGCCCTTCCTGCTATCCCTACCCCTGCACCGGTTGCAACAGCTTTTGCAGCGATGGGATTAAGCAGGCTCGCCAGCGCTGCGGGGCCTGCCATTAACTGCCCGGTTAGCGGGCTCGCAGCTCCCGTAGCGGCCTCCCTTGTTGAGTTAAGATATTTCATTACCCCATCAAGGTATTTCCCATTTTCTCCCCGGAAGAAAGTCGCGGCCTGCTTCCGGTTTCTGTGCATTTCGTTAATGAACTTCTCGACACTGACATTACCTGATGCATCCGTTGCTTTATCTACGGCTCTTTGAACGATGGCGGCTCGGGCGTTACGCCTGCCATTGTCATCAAGCAACCGATAAAGTTGAGAGCGCTCTGCCGGACTCTGGCTGAATACCAGTTTGGTGACATCCTCAGGAGTGGTTTTCCCGCTCTGTAGCGCCTTCTGGACGCGAGTATTGCTCATCATGTCGTTAAACTTCGCCCATGACCGATCAACTCGCGCCATGTTCGCTGCTTCCTGTGGACCAAGGTTGTTCGCTACAGCCCTTTTCATGTCACTTGTATATGCCTGATAAACCGCGTCAGACGCTTTTTGAAGCGTATCACGATCTACCTCATCCGGAGCCGCCATGAATCGCTTACGCAGGTTAGTGCGGTTCTCTCGCGCTAACTGAAGGTTATTTGGCCCGCTGGTGATGTCACTCTTAAATTGCTGGAGAACATTCACCGCTGAACGATCCTGAGACGCCCCTGGTCGGGTCAATTTAGCAATCTGGTCATCGATGGCTTTTACAGTGCTGGTAATGTCTACCGGGGAATCACCCATGGAATTTATGATGCGGTTGTAACGATCCCCTGCCGCTTTAATAAACTGCCGCTGCCCCTTTGTTGCGGAGTTATAAAGTTGCGCGTCTGAGATACCTCCGATGTTATCACTGAACGTCTTAACCAGGCCTTCCCTGGCTGTCTGCTGCTCACTTCGCAAGCCGCCAGTACCTGCATAAGGTATACGCTCAGCCAGTGTTCTCGCCTGTTTTCCAACGTTAGTCTGTGGAGGTACAACATCAGTAGTCATCAGCGGCAGGTTATTCTGCCTGGCAAAATCAATCTGTGTCTGCTTCTCTGGGTCGATTTTCCCCATAGTCGACCGAGCCGCGGCGCTCGTTGTATTTTCAAGGCCCTTGATAGTCCCGCCAAGTAGAGATGAGACTGCAACCTGTGTCGGATCAATTTTCTCTCCGCCTGCCGCCTGTGTAGCTCCTTGCAAAGCCAGATCTGTTGCCCCTGATTTCAGTGTTGCACCCACAACAGACGGCGCACGCCCAGCAGGAGTGAACGCCAGCGCATTAGCCAGGAAAGAAGTGACATCCTGAGGCGAAATGCCTGGCTTATTGAGCGCATACTCACCAGATGGAAGTGAAACTATAGTGTTACCCTTTTCATCCTGCCTGAGCTTAGCCCCCATGCTTTGCAGCACTTTTTCCTGCGATGCGTCGGAACCGAAGAGTTGAGACCATCCTGCCCGCAGCGCATCCGTACTCAGACTGTTTAGTTCTGGTGCGGCACCCACATTCTGCAGTTGCTCCATTTCTGGCGTCATTCTGCTTTCGCCGGTTGCAGCATCAATAATGCGCTCCCTTAAACTTGTCGCATCATTAACTGATTGCTGCCGTGATTGAGCGAGATCGGCATTAGCCCCAGCCATTCCGGCAGCCAAATTGCTAACAGCCGGCTGCTGCATTGGTTCCTGCGGAGCCGTAGCGGCAGGCTGACCAGCGAAATACTCGTCGATAGCATCGCCGATCTGCTCGTTACTGGTTCCGTCTGGGAATGTGAATGTTTTCCCATTAGCGGTAACTTTCATTATTCCACCGTGAATTGAATGCCTGATTTTGAGGTGTGGGCCTGCGCCTGTTGTTGCGTCTGTCCATATTGCTGTGGTACTGCTGGCTGTGCCTGCTGAGCTTTAGCTACTCTGGCTCCAGAGATTGGGTTATTAGCCATATAGCGCTTCGCTGCACTACCAAGTGACTCACCTTTCTGAACGTCCATACCGAGAACCTGACCGCCATTTCTGGATTGCCCAGGGTTCCCGTTGGCGCTCATCCACTCTGCCTTAAAGTCGTTAAACTGCGCGCTACGACGCTCAAGGTTAGACATCGCATCGAGCCACCGTGCAACAACCTCTGGGTTATCCATGTCTGTCGGGGCGCCTTGACGGACGATCTCGACGTCTCTGTCAGTCGCCGGGCCCGGCGGAAGGAATTTTAATACCTGATTGTTTACCAGTGCGTTCTGACGGATGCGCAGATCCCGGAGAGCAGTGTCTGTTCCGGTAACTTTGGCGAACATATTCGATGCGTTACCAAACAGACCCGTGGTTGGCTTTTCCTCTCGGAATTGCTGGGCAAGAGCAGCCATGGAATCAGCAGAATTGGTGCTGGCTGCGGAATCATTAACAGACTTCTCGATGGACTTCTCCATATTTACAGAGAGCTTTGGTGCTTCTTCGATAAGTTGCTGCGCCTTTTCCTGTGCCTGCTTAACCTTGAGGCCAAACTCCTGCTGATCCAGTGCGAGTCGTTGTGCCGCAAGATTGTGACCAGTCATAGCCGATTGATAGCTCAGATTCTGTCCACGAATTGCATTCGCCTCTGACGCCCGGTTACTCCTCGCTGTTTCCTCAATCTTTTGCTGGTCCTGTTGACGACCAACAATTCTGTCCTGTGCCGCAAAATACTGATCAGGGCCAAGGGCAGCCATGCCAAGGTGATCGGCGAATTCACCGAACCCCTGCGGATTTTGCTGGTAGGTTTGAGCTACCTCAGTGGGGTCAAGCCCTACCCTCTGCAGATCAGCAGCGTTGCTTTGCAGCCACGTCCCCATCGCCTCAGGTGAGGCAGCAGCCAGGCGCGCGCCTGCAGCAAGATTGCCAACGGTGCTCCGCTGGTCGTCATCGACAAATTTCATACCGTTTCGGACGGCTTCTATCTGATCTGGATATTGCGCTGCAAGGTTACGCATAGCAGCCCGATCACCTGATGCATAAGCATTGCCATAAGCCTGCTGGAATTCGCTTTGCCGCTTTTGCTGATCATACTGCCTTAACCCTTGCAGGACATTCGCTGCACCCATTACACCCTGCAGACCAATATTATTTCTTCCAGACCGTTCGTCTTCGTTATTCTGACGGATAAAGGCTAATGCAGTATCAGCATCTCCGCTTCTGGGCGCGTTCTGGTTGTTTTGCCCTATTCCTGCAAGGAATAAGCCTGCATTAATGCCTTGCTGCCAAGTAGCCATGATTTACCCCTTAAAACAATGACCCAAGACCACCGATTGCACCACCTATTGCGGCTCCCCATGGACCAGCAGCAGATCCAGCAGCAGCACCGGCCATCGCCCCACCCAGAAACCTCTGTGTCCCGGATGGCTGATTGGCATTTGCTGCCGCTGCATTAGCCTGCTGTTGATACAACTGGCTCATATTATTCGCATAACTCTGACCGGCATTGGATTGACCGGTAAGCGCACCAAGGCCGATATTCGCCAGGTTCTGATAGTTGTTCATCTGGCCGGAAAGCCAGTTCTGCCCGAGTTGCGGGGCAATCGTCGCCAGCGAGTTGGTCGTGGCTGTCGAGCCAAGACCGCCGGTCGCCTCTGCTGAGTTGAGAGCCTGATAGCGAAGTTGATCGGCCATGCCTTTAAACTGGTCTGATCCGTAATAACCATTTAGCGCAGCATTCTGGCCTTCAAGCGTAGATAGCCCCTGCAATTGCTGGATATATTGCTTAGCAAGCGGAGTGAATTGCTCGAGATTCTTGAAATTCGTCTGCCACATCTCGCGCTGCAGGTCTAGGCCATTCTGCGTAGCTTTTGCCTGAGCCTTCATGCCCGCATTGTTATTGCTTCCACCACCACCCTTGCAGTAAACAACCTTGTTGAGGTGCTTATTGGCAATCTGATGAATTAGCATTGGTTAGCTCCTCATATTTTGAGCGTGGTAACTGATAGAGGGTGATCCCGACCGGGTTTCCGTTGCTGATATAGGCGTCATCGAGATGACCTACGCGCGTTGCTCCAAGCAGGCGGATGATCACGCGGCCGTACTTCGTTTTGTCGGGAACCATCGTGATGCTGTTAAGGAAGGGGGAGTTTTCGAGAAGCCATTTGCAGAATAAGCGGTGACCGTTCAGCGCATACTCACCACGGAATCCGGGGTCATATACGGCGTGGCACTCAACAACGCTGTGCCAGAAGTTTCGCACTTCGTGTACACCTGCCAGCATGAGCCCTTCATAGATGCCGAGATATACCGCATCAGGCTTGATGAGGTATGAATCTCCACTGTCTACGATATTGCCTGTGTTCGCTGGGTTGTTGAGGAATTCTGCAAGCTTCACCGGGTTATCGATGAGCTTGATATGCATTGGTTTATCAGTCCTGGTGGTTTAGCTACAGGTTATGCGGAGAGGCGAGTTATTTTGATTGTGGCATTCCCTGCCTGATACGCCGCAGGCCCCGGATTGAAGATGTAAGCCACTCGCTGAGCGCCAGCGGTCAGGCGCTCTGTGCAGTTCAGGCGTATTATTGTGGTGGCTGCAATCACCTCTGCCGCACTGTATCCTGGTCGCAGGGAGCCTGGCGCCACCGCAGAATCAATACTGAGCCCGATAATCGTCCCGACAGGTGGCATATTTGCCTGCCCGCCATTCATCCGCACTTCCACTTCGAACTGATACAACCCGGCAGAAGGGGCGATAAACGTTGAATTGCCCATCTTCATAATTCCGCCGCTCATCTCGGTTTCGGTGTAGAACGGAATGGCAGTATAGGCACCGGCAGGGAAGGATGTTGATGCCGGATTTGACAGAAGGGCAAACGGCGATGAGCGCAGGGAAATCAGGTCCAGCCAACCGCCAAAAACCCCTGAGGTCATGAATCGCACATATATCTGCCCAGTACCATTGACTACCGCGAACTGAGTTAGATCTCCCGGGCCTGATGCCACCGTCCAGCCCCGCCCCCAACTGGCTGCTTGCGGGATGTTCAGGGAAGTGGGGAGCCACTGGAATTCTTTGTTGCGCACGGCGGTGTTGAGGTTGGCGGTCACGCCAAGATCAGGCATGCCCAGTTGCAACTCAACCACTTCCGATTCAATGTCATTAACCTCAATCTCGAGCGATGAGATATCGCCCTCATTAACAGTGACTCGGTCTGTCAGCGTGGAAAGGTTGGTCTGCAAGTCAGAGACATCACCCTGCAACGCAATCAACTCATTTGTCAGAAACGCAATGTCGCTTTCTGCTGCAGTAACCCGGCCATCCAGCGAGACAATCGCCGCTTCTGCCGACGTGATGCGTGTTTCGTGGTTCTGAAGTTGCGCCTCAGCATTGCCCAGGCGGATCTCATGGTCGAGTAACTGAGCATCCTGCTGATCGTTCTTTACCTGTGCGTCGTATGCGCCCTGACCAGCATTGTTCGCCTTGTCAGCCACAGCAGTGAAGTCGGCAGCCTGCGACAGAATGTACTGCGTATAGGCTGGACTCCACCCGATGGGAATCGATGCAGCACTGAGGTTTATAGCGCGCAGGATTACTGGTTGGTTTAGTGAGTTGTCAGCCATCACTCGACCCTCACGGAGCAGCCTGATAGCGTCACCGGCGACGTAGTCACAATGCGGATCTTGATCGCAATGTTTTTCCTAACCCTGCCAATGCGAGACCAGAAAACTCTGCGGTCGTAGTTGAATGGCGCATTCCACGGCACCATTTGCTCCCTCCCGTAATTGATCCCGTCAGTGGTAGCCGAATAAAAGAGCCGCTCAGCAAATTGAGACACTCCGCCAGATGATTCAAGTTCCAGGTCGAAAAGGCGAGCTCCGTCTGCTTTTATTAGGGGAGTGAACAGCAGGTGTTCTTGCTGAGCGCCATACTGACTCGATATGTCGAACTGCAGCGCCCCTTTCACCGATGCTGACTTGTCGCCGCAGGTGATGGCATTTCCTTCGTACATGAAGTCGATGGCGCGATAGACATCATCAGCGAGGCCAGTTTTCAGCACAGACCATTGCGGCCCGTTCTGGCTGGCTGATGCGTCATATACCAGAACCTGTCCCGGCAAGTGGATCAGCAGCAACTCATGCGAGTCGAATCGCAATGACTCCATCACAGCAGTTGCAAGCTCGCTTGCGGTGTACGACCGAATAATCTTCTCGATGCTGGCAGTGGCGATAGGTGAAGCCCTGCCAGAATCAAGAATGTAGACCGATGGCGCTCCGGTGGCCGGGTTGCTGATAACGGCGTAAGCATCCATGAACTCGCATTTGCAGAACGTCCCGGCGATCCCTTTCGGCACCATATACGCCGGGTTGGCGACATACAGCGCAGCACCCTGCGTACTTGCGCCAGTGAGTGAGAAAAACTCCGTTGTCGTCGCGCCAAAGCACACGACAAAGTCGCGCCAGGTGCCGATTCCGATAATGCCATCAGGCTGGGACTCAGCCCGGTACTCAGCCGCGTAACGGTCAGGATGGGATTCATCTTCGAGGTCAGAGATAAACCACGAATCTGAGTTATCCTTCGCCCAGGCATAGCGGCCACGCAGCCGGGTGATGTCTCGCGCCGATCCGAGTTCGTACTGCGTGAATCCGCTGGATACCGGCCAGTTTGCAACCGTCTTAGTCGTGCCGTCGTAGCGATACTCGACCACCTGACCGCCGACGCAGACAGCCTGCGATGTTCTGCCGTGTGCCATTGTCACCCTGGCAGAGCCAGCGACATCACCGACTACCGAATCACCCTTGTAGAGCTTGCCGCCCATAACACGATATACGGCGTTCTGAGAGGTATTGTACTGAGCCCCACGAGATGCACCGGCAACATCACTGCGCTTCGCTATGCCGGGGAAGCTTCTCAAATAACCTGATGCGTTGAGCACTTCCTTGGGTGTCGCAAGCATATTCACCGGCAGATAGTCGATGTAGTCGGCGTTGCGGTAGTCTTTACCCGTTCCACGCATCAAAGGTAACTGCTGAATCGGCATCTGGACACCTCAAGTGGTTGGATTATCACCCTCGATGTAAAACCGATTCCAGGTGAACGTGTTTTTATTGCCTGCACCGCGCGGCATGTCGTTGCGCCGCTCAAGCGATGGGACTTTGGTCAGGGCAATGCAGATGGTTTGGTATGCGCCATCAGCAGCCGTGAGAAGCGCATCAGAAGGTTGAATGACGTTATCCATGCAGACCTGCACCGCCAGTTTCAGCGACACGCCGTCGTAGGCCCATGACGGGATGCCGGAGTCATCATCTGGCAGCGGCTGGACATCATTGGCGGCATCAGCGAACAGATAACCAAGGTCGATTCCTTTCGCCTGCCACTGCGCCATCATGTCTTCGAGGTCGTTTACGGCGTCTTCAATTGCCTGCGGATCTGCATCAGTTAGCGTAGCGTTGGAGTAAAGCCCGGCTTTGCGCAGGGCCTTGAGTACCAGATCACCCTTTGTTTTCGCCATCATCTGCCGCCTTTGGTTTTGGCCCAGGCTTCTTCTTCGTGACTGGCTCAGCAATAGCCGGTCGCAAGCTCAGCAGGCGGTCAAGAACATCACTCGCTTCGTGACCATCCCACTCTTTCCCGAATTCAAGCTCGGTGCCTTCAGGAAGGAACTCGATTTCTTCAACAGGGAGGTGGTAAGTGATTTCGCCTTCCGGCGTGGAAATTCCAGCGATGAACCAGCCCTCCCACTCTTCACCGTCGCTATGCTTGCGAGACCACCACGCGAGGCCTGGGTAAGCATGCATCAGTGATGAGAATAAACGCACCCGGTGAGCGTATAGCTCATTAAAAGTGTGATACCCATCTGACACCTCACCCATATCTACCTGGCTACCAGTACCAACGCCACGATCGCCGATTAATGGCTCGCCAGGCACATCTTGTGGATGTGCATACCAGCCGTTGCTTAAGTACTCCTTAGCGTCGCCTTCGTCAGCAATGATGTAATCCAGCGAGTGAGGGCCGCAGGTGATCATCGAGCCCAGTTTATAAAGCATGATTTGAGACATTGCTTTCTCCCAAAAAAGAAGGGGCCGAAGCCCCTTGTGATTACTGACCTGCGATGACGATGCCGGTGTACTCAGGCACCAGAACAGAGCAGCCGTACAGAGTTGTGAAACGCGCAGTCGTAGACCCTTTGATGTGGTCAAAGGCGTAGGACATGATCAGCGTCGCGCCCTGCTCAGTGGTTGCAGTCATTACCTGCGGGCCCTGGCCGGTCGGGAATGCCAGTTTGCCGAACATCAGTTCCACAGAACCGTCAGCCCAGAACAGGTTAGCCGCTGCCGGGTTCTTGTTCAGGATGGTCAGCGCAGCGCCGTTGGCAGCGTTTGCATCAACGTTGGCATACGGGCGGCTCGCAACATCTGCGTTGTTTGGCGGCAGGATCTGAGGCGAAATGGTGATGGTGGTACCAGACACCGCGAGCACACGGAAGGTCTGCAGCTGACCGGTCGTGTCTTTGGTGATCTGGTGTACAGAGTTCACCCCGGCGATGGTGAATGCGTCACCTACCTGCAGGCCTGCTCCTGAAACTGTGATAGTCCCCTGTCGGTTATCAACAGGCATGCCGTTCGCATCTTTTGCCTGCACTTTATGCGCAGGAGCAGCAGCCAGCGTAATGGCTGTCGCGGTACCATCAGGCGCACGCCATGAGACATCGGTCTTGTAGCTGTCGAACGATGCAACTGGTGGGATCTGCGCCTTTTCGTAAGCGCTGAGGGTCACGCCCTGCGCATATGCACGGTGACCCAGCTCGCCAGCCAGATCTTTGTAGTTGAAGGGGTTCCAGAAGGAGCGACGGTTGATGCCCATCGGTACACCGATGGAGGTCATGATGGCATCAATGCCTGCCGCACTGTTCCACAGATCGCGACCCTGCGTGCCGGTCGTGGAATCAGCCATTGCCACAACGTTGGTAGCACGCTGACCAACCATGGTGATCAGGTCAGAGTCAATCTGAGCCGCCAGGCGCTGCCCCGCTGCTCGGCCCGCTTCTGTCTTATGCTCAGGGTCACGCATTTCACGGGCGTCCAGCGTGTACAGGATGTTTTTTGGCTCTTTGAACACCGATGGAACCAGGCGCTGCACCAGATCTGTCGGCGTTTTACCGGTCAGGTCGAGGCCTTCTTCCACGTTCATGTGGTAATGCTGCGGACGGTAAAGCACATCACCGGCGCGCTGCATTGCGGTGTCGCCCGGGCGGAACTTCTTGGCGTTGCGAGAAACCACACAGGAAGCTTCGAAGCCTTCCACGTAGTTTTCGAACATGATTTCGAGGTCTTTTGCTAATTGGTTGGACATTCTTAACGCTCCGATGGGTTATTTTTTAGCGCGCTTGGCGGCGAAATATGGATCCCAGTTACCGGTTTCCAGCGCCTTCGCTTTCAATTTGTCGAGATTATTGATGACCACTCCATTGCTCCCCTTCACTTCCGGGGTGGTGGCGGCGGTTGTTTTTGCTTTTGGCATGATCCGGGCCTTTGCTTCGATTCGTTCGAGAAGACGGCCAATGGCTACGGGGTTGGTAGCCTCTGCCAGTTGTTTGCGGAGATCGGCGTTACGGCCAAGCGCCAGGACAACCATCTCCGGCTTTTCCGATTCGTGGAGAATGGCGTTCTGGATCACGAGCGGGACATCATCAAGAACGGCCTGCTCAGCTTCCTGATAGCCCTGCACCTTCAACGCTTTTACGCGCTGCTGGTAGTTAGCCACCTTCTGCTGATGTACTGCCTGCATTTGTTCCTGCTGCTGCTCCTGGGCGCGTTTCTGTTCAAGGTATTTGCCGTTTTCCTCTGCCCACTTGGTCATGCGCTCGTGATAAACGGCCTCGTCGTATTCGATGTCGGCGTCATCAAGCTTTGGCATGCGCGGTGGTTGAGAAATAACTGGCTGCTGCGGTACTGATTGCTGAGACTGGCGGCGAAGCTCTTTCAGCTCGCGTTCTTTCTCTTTAATCGTGCCTCTCAGGTGCTTGACCAGTGCCGGATCTTTGCCTTCTTCGCTGGATGGCGAGCCCAGCTCATCGTCACCATAGAAAAACGCCTGTTCCGAATCGTCATCAGCGCCTTCTGAATCATCGCCACCGTTGCTCTGGTCGCCTTCATCGCCTGGCTCATCGTCGTTATTCAGCTCAACATCATCAGTGGTTTGATCTGATGCGTTATCCAGTTCGTTTTCTGGTGCGTTATCGTCTGCCGGTTCGTACATAAATACCCCTGTTTACTCGATGCTTATGCCCATCGGAGGCAATAGGATGCCCGGCCTCATAAAGACGGCCATGACGTGATAGGTTGAATTACTGCTGCTGTGGTGGTTGCTGCGGCGCGGCGCTCTGTAGGGCGCTTGCCACATCCATACGCTGCGAATGACCCTGAGCCTGACCTTTCAGGACAAGTTCGGCATCAGCGCGGGCATTGTCTCCGCTCTGTTGCTGGAACTGGCCTAACAATTTCAGGGCTTCACGGATGTCTGACTTCTGCTGGCTGTCGGCTGATGCAAGTATCTTCACGACATTAGCCGCTGCAACCTGCGCGTCAGTCTGAGCCTGGAAGGCTTTAACCTGGATTGCTGCCTGCTCATTCTGCGCTTTCTGCAGTTCTGCCTGACCCTGCATGAGAACGCCCTGAGCCTGCACCATTGCCGGATCTGGCTGATTGGCCTGCTGCTGTTTAGCCTGCTCAACCATCTGCTGTTCTTCCGGTGTGCGCGGTTTGATCACCCCGGAGAGTAACAGCTGATTGCGGTTGTACTCTTTCAGGTCGTCGATGCCCTCCCCGTCCATGTTGTCGAGGATCATGGAGGAAACGAGGTCATGCTTTGGTGTGCCTGGCGGGATAAGTGCCAGCATATCCAGCAGGGATTTAACCGTCGCATCACGGCGAGTAGAGAACGACTGGCCTACATCAACCGTCACTTCGTACTTGCCCTGTGACAGGTCGTTAAGCGCCACCTCTTCGCCAGACTGCCGGTCGATAACCGCGCCATTCATCAGCGCAACATCATCGGTGCCGTCTTCATTAACGATGCGCATTGGCGTATCGCTTCCGTATACCTCACGGGCCATGGAGAGCCAGACTACGCCTGCTCGGCGCATGGATTTCGCCATGTTGTCCATGTAGATATAGGACTGCGTATCCATCCGGTTGAAGATGCTGTCCACAGTGTCAGTGGCAACGTTGCTCGGCATGTTCTCAAGCTGAGATGCCCCAGTGATCTGCTGGATAGCCGTGCCGGTGTACTGCAGGAGGCCAGCCAGTGCCGGTGGCATTTGCGTTGGCGGGGTATAGCTGCTTACCTGCGCCTGTGCCGTGATATCGCCGCTTTTGTTCTTCAGGCTTACCATTGGCAGGTATGCCGGACGCTTCTTGTTTCGCTCTGCCCAGTGATCAGACAGCGGGCCCGGAATCATATCCACGTCCACTACCGGGATGCCATCACCGCCAGCCTGCGTGGCATTGTCAGCAATCATGGATACCATAAGGTTCTCCAGTCGCTGAGCGTCCATCGCTTTAGCTGCATGACCTTCGATGCGCTCCTGGTTATCCACGAATGACCGGCGGCCATAGACGGGGATCAGCGGGATGTGTTCGCCCGGGATGCGCTCCGGCTCTTTCAGCCATTCGGCACCTGACAGGAGCCCGCAGTAAACGCGACGGCGCTTAACCTCACGCTCGCCCAGCATCTCGAACTCACCGGCGGCCAGTTCATCCTCGATGTCTTTGATCTGCTCATCGTCGTAGATAGCGGTGGCACCGGTGACCGGATTGCGCCATGCACTGAGCTTGGCCTTCTCGATCCTCACTTCGTAGTAACGCCCGACATAGATGGCATCAGGCGTAGACCAGTCATACTGCGTGCCGGAGTCATCTTTGCTCAGGCTGGCGGCGATTGAATCAGGATATTCGGCCTCAAACGCTTTCGGGGTCATGGAGAACATCTCCATCGCCCACATCGCATCTGAGCGGTCGTACTGCTTGCTGTCCTGATCGAAGAATACGCAGGTTGCCGGGTCGTAAACTGGCAGCAGACTAACGCGGCGCTGCTCGTTGCTCGGGTCCATCTCGTCTTCATAGTCAGCGCACATGCGCCAGCACCCGAATCCGCCGGTTACAGCATCATCGAATGCGTTGTCGCAGGCCTCGCCGCCGGACGTTTCCTGATAGTCGGCCCGGAACTTGCCATTCATCTTCTCGGCCAGCGCCTCAGACGCCTGACTGTCTTTCGGCCTGAACTTAACGCTGATACGGTTCTGACGGTACTCGCCAATGATGCGGTCACATTCGCGGGCGACCTTGTTTAGCTCGAAGCGCGGGTAATGCTCAAAGCGGCCCTCATCGAATGAGTATCCTGCATTAGTGCTGCCTTCCCACTGCGCACCGGACACTCTGACGAATCGTTGGGCCTCGATGATCTGCTCACGCATATCCTGCGTCGCTGACCAGGCATTGTCGAAGTTGCATAGCGCCTTACGATGCCAGTCATCCATCTTTTTATCGTCTGCCATCATCCAACTCCGCAGGGTATGTTGTAGTTTGAGTAGTCATTGAATTTCGGCCTGCCAATATCACCGTAACGAATGGAGAACCGGCGCATCATGTATGCGTAGCGGGTGGCATCCATCAGGTCATCGCGGATCTTCACGATGCGGCCTTTCTCGTCACGGTGGTAAAAGTTGTATTCCTCGAACCAGTCACGCAGACCACGGAACACCTTCAGTCGCCCTGAGCGCATGAGGTCATACAGCTCGAACAGACCAGCCTCAACCGAGTTGCTGCCGTCTTCCCACGTAGCGCGGTCTGGCAGCATGTCGAAGCCAGCCTCTTCGTAATACGATTTCTGCTGGAGCCCAGAGCCTTTCTCTGTTTGCAGGCCATCGTGCGGCCACGCTGTGGGAATGCCATTGGCCCACATCTTGGTGGCGAACCACGCCTCGGCTGGCGATGTCTGCTTAGCTTTGTATGCGCGGGTCAGATAGAACTTATCTTCATCCCTGTCCCAGGCTAACTGGACATGCGCTTGAGGGTGATCCCAGCCGAAGTCCATGCCGTCGATAACAAACCAGTGGTCTGGGATTGCGAATGGGTCGCAGGTGATCAGGTCTTCGCTGGCGTCATAAATCCGGCCATGCCCCAGCATTGGTATGCCCTTGGTACGCATATCTCTCTGGTGCGGCGGGAATGAAGCGAGCAGTTCCTCTTTGACGCGGTCACTCAGGTGCGGCGCGTCGTCCCAACCAACGTTCATGCAGTGCTGAGCAGATGAAGGTGAATCCATAAACTGGATAACCAGCTCTGTGCGGCCGTTCTCTGGCGTAAAGGTCAAGATGCCGCGCCCACCATTCCCTGCGTCGCCAGTAGCGGTTCGCGTTAGCACCTGGGGGTAAATAGTCGGATCTTTGGGCTCTTCGTCGATGTGAAACCAGTCAACGGCGTCACCCATCAATGCGTGCTGGCCCTGTGAGTAAGACCAGAACTGCACTTTCGATACGCCGCCTGACTTATGCTTCACATAGACAGAGCGGACAGCATTCGGCGTCCCGGTCATCGGTTCGCTGCCGATTATCAACTCACCGGGGATTAACCCGCCTTCCCACCCTTTATCGGTCTTTCGGCCAATAAGCGGCGTCTGGAGAAGGTCGCGGCATTTCTCGCCCGAGTAGCCCAGGCACCAAATCAGTGGGGCATGATCGAATTGATGCCCTTTCCATCCCTCCGGGTAGTCACCCATGGCGTGGATAGCGTCGATATAGGTAGCCGTATCGGTTTTGCCTACTCGGTTTGCTGCAATGAGCGCGACTTGCGAGTAGCTGGCGGTATGCTCGATGAATAGCTTTTGCCAGTCGTAGCGGGTGTCGAAGTAATCCCGGTAGCGATACACGATCTGGCGGCGTTTCTTTTCTTCCAGAAGCTGAATCAGCTCAAGCTTTTGTTCCCGCGTCAGGTTTTCCATGCATCAACTCCTGAATGCGGCGAGTAAGATCGTCATCTGATTTATCACCAATAGGCGATTGCTTCCCGGCTTCCGGGTCGTCGAGGCTGTATGCTTGCCGTTCCAGCGCGATAAGATTCTTCAGGCTGTCAGCCAGGTCTTTCATGGCTTTCACGCGCCCGGGCAGGCTGATGATTTTGTGATAGAGGTCATTCAGCTTATCCATGCCCTTGTCATCTTCACGCCTCAGCATCTCACCAAGCTGGTTCAACGCATCGACATCGGAGCATTCAGACTCAAGCTCTTCAAGAAGTGAGTTGGTAAGCGTGCGGGCCCGGCGGATATCGCTGCGATGCTCCATGCGGACATTAGCGATTACCTCAGCATTGGCCTCTATAAGTTGCCGCTCAGAAACCACCCTTTCGCTGGAAACCTGTCTGGAAACCTCGCGCTTGGAAACCAGCGCGTCAGCCTTTGCTTTTATCTTCGCGTTAAGATCGCGCTCCCACCCTTCTTTCTTGGCGCGCTTATTGATAGCGGTATGCGTTACTCCATGCTGCGCTGCAATTTCGCGCACTGATAGCAACCCGGCCCGGTAAGCCGTTTCGATGACCTCCCAGTCCAGAACTGCCATAACCTCACTCCACTGTCGTTAGAATTGCGTGCCGACTTCCCGACACGGAGAATGAATCAATGCGACCACCGGAATAGCAGTCGAGATCGATAGCGACCTGCACAGCCTCTCTGGCACCCTTCCCGCAATGCATAGCAGTACGCGCGATCAGGTCGCCACTGCCTATTGCGTATGGCTCAACCTGTAGTGAAATGCTCGCCCGCGTTTCGCCTTTCTCTTTGGTGATGATGTATGCTCTCCCAGCACCGATGATAGCCAGCGCCGTGAAGGAGAATGTCGGCAGGAACTCAGAGGCATACGTGAGGTTGTGCTTAAGCAGATCCTGTAATTCCATCTCTGCTCCGCAGTCACCAGAGCAACCGAAGGCAAGGACTTTGCTTCCGTAAATCTCCCAACCTGACTCTGGCGGGGTGTAAATCTTCTGTTCAGAAAGGGAGCAAACGACACTGCCAGTTGATGCCTGGGTGTCAGATGCCAGCGTCTTTCCATCCCATGCGACTGTAGTCATCAGAGGCTCCGTCATTATCCGTTGCAGGGGTTATTTTGAATTTATCCGCTCAGGGGGATATCCATTAGCAAGCGCCCGGGGTAGGGCGCTTTGGAATGGCTAACAATCTTCGTCAGGCTTTGCCACTGACCGACAGGCGAACATGCAGGCCTTTTGCATCTCAGTTTTCGCCATTGCAACCCAGCGCGGATCAGCGCCGGTTTCTTTGGCGGTATCCAGCAAGCTCAAAAAATGTCGGCTTACGTCTTTGAGACGGTTCATCACCTGAATGTCACCTTCCGTTAAGGTCCGATATCCCTTTACAGTGCTGCCGTCCTGCGGTTTTGCTTCGCTCATATCTTCCTCGTTAGTTAAGGCACTGCTCGCGCACATACGCCTGCAGGCCGGTCAGTTGCTTTGTGACAGTGGCGATCCCGTCTCTGAGACGCCAATAATTGAGTTCAGCATCTGCTGTAAGTCGAGGGCTTGAGCCATCAACCAGGCCGGAGGCTCCGGTGGTTTCGTCTCTGGAGCAGGTGGCGGCGATTTGCAGCCGACGCTTACCAACGACAACATCAGCACGAAGCCTGTCATTCTCAGCTTGCGCATCTGCCAGTTCCTTCGTGTATTTGGCATCCAGTGCAGCGACATCACGCTGACGGGTTTGCATGTCGGTGATGGTGGCGTTTGCCAGGATAAGTTGCTCAGTGGCTTTATCGCGCTCGCCTTTGTAGGAAATGGCGCTGTCACGGTAGTGATTCACCGCCCATGCCATCGATACCAGCAAGAGGATGACGATAGCGCAGATGATTGCAGTGAATCGGCTCATCGCTGACCCCACTCGCAGACTTCTCGCTCAATCTCGCGCCGGGTGATCAGCCCTTTCCACTGCTTGCCACCGGCATACGTCCAGCGCTGCAGTTCTTTGCAGGCACCAGGCACATCACCGGAGTTAAGTTTCTTCAGCAGCGTAGAGTTGGCGAATGCGCCCGATCCGACGTTATAGGTGAAGGAGTAGAGTGCCGCCCGGGTAGCATCTGGGATGCGAACCTTAATCAGCGGGTCGATGGTCGTTGCCACCTTTTGCAGGTCTGACTGCAGCAGCTTGTCACATTCCCGATCGGTGTAGCGGTGGCCGCGCCGGATGTCGCTTCCGGTGTGTCCATCACATACCGTCCATACGCCGACCACATCCTGATAGGCGTAATAGCGTCGACCCTCCAGGCCATCGGCATTGCCCAGCATGACAGCGGCGATCGCAATCGCACCGGAACCGGCAGTAATGGCACCAATGATTTTATTCCTGAACGTCGGGTTCATGATGTTCCCTGCTGTTTCGGTTGTACTCGCGGATCTTGAAGTAGAGGTTCGTCAGGTATGTCAGCAACCCGATGATAATACCGGCCAGCACACCGATAGCGTTCCACTGCTCCGGGCTGTAGGTATTGAGTAAGCCGTTGAGTATTCCCATGGCTGAGGCTCCATAGGCCGCGCCTGTGGTTAGTTTTTCCATGCGATACATGCTCTCACCTCGCATCAGTAAGCGGGTGCTGTCGTGTAGGTGCGCCTCACCCACTGCGTTCAAGGGTAAGTGATTGGCTGTATGGATGGGCGCAAATAAAAAACCCGGCGGTACCCGGGAATATGAGGGCGGAACAATGTCAGCTCTGCGGCTGAAGATACCCTGGCTGGGATTTAGCAATAAAAAAGCCCGAGGCGTTAACCTCAGGCTCTTTTGTGTGATTCGGTCGACAACCAAAGCTATGGCGACGATATCAGATTTACATGAAATATATGCGTTTCAATCCAGTTTTGCAAGACTTATGTCGTAATTTGCTGCCTTTTGTTGTGAACGTGATCGCGTTACTTGCAATAAAGCGCCGCTATCGAGACGCAGGAAGATGCGCTTCATTTCCACCCAGCGATCAGTAAACGTCTCAGACCAGTTCTTTGCGGTCACGCCGACCAGTTCTGCCAGTTGCTTATACTCATACGTTTCCCGCCCGGCCAACTCCGCTTTGACATCCTGCGCCGCCAGCCAGATTAACGCCTTCAGCCTGTCCATGGTCTTGCCGGCCACCTTCCGGGTTCCCAGTTGCTCCCTGAACTCGGCCCATGCCCACTGAGTGATCGCCACCTGGTTCTCCCAGTGCACATTCTCGCTGTAGTTCCAGAGTAGCCATGCCTTCTGATGTTCCTCCAGTGACAGGACCGCCCGGCGCCACGACGCGGTGGAGTATTCGACCGGCTGCACCAGAGGAATGTGTGACCCTTTAGCGCGTGACTGCTTCCCGGGGATCGGCGGGTTATCGAGAGTTATCATCCTCCCGGTCACGTCGTCCTTAACGCGCGGCTTCTTCCGCTTAAATGTCCCGGTATCGAACTGGGCATTCTCCAGCCAGGCCATCAACTGCCCTTTAGTGGCACCACTCAGATCGGCTGTAGCCACCATGAGCTGCTCACGTACGTATTGAAGATACTGAATATTCACGCTGCGGCCCTCTCTGGCTGTTTGGTTTTGGTCTGGTTATGGCTGTGCTTTGCTACTGGCGGCATCTTGGCGCGCATGACGCTTTCGGCCTGGTATCGGGCTATCTGTTCGCGGGTCATGCTGCCTCCCGGATCAGCTCGTAGTCATTGAGATACAGGCCACCGAAGCTATACAGGATGCCGTCACGGATGCTTTCGAGTGTCGCGTAAGGGAAGTAGTTGAGATAAAACTCTGCGGCCCTGTCAGCGGCACACAGAAGCTCTGAGTAATGGTTAACTCGCATGACGAATAGCACGTCCTGGAAGATCGCTGCCGTTTCACATGGGTAATGGATTTTGTTCATGCTGCGATCTCCTGCCGTTTCAGTTCTTTGAGTTTTGCGCGGTACTCATCTCGGATCCGGATGTAGTCGTCGCGTTTCCATTTCGGTAATTCGTGCGGGCCCATCAGGGAATCAAAGCGGGCCTGCCCGATTTTGGCGATTAGCGCCGGGCGATAGGCGATCAGGTTTCCTGACAGGTGGTTATTACAGGGGGCACACTGGCGATGACAGTTGTCCTCGTTGAAGCGCAATTCTGGGTTTGCGCCGGTCGTGCGGAAGTGTCCGGCATGATATTGGCCGTCGTGGTGGCGGCCACAGCTGATGCATGGCTGATGCCGATCCCGGTACCGGATAAATTCATTGAAGGCTTGCTGAGCCTGGTCGCGGAAGTAACTTAGCGGCTTAACCTCAAGGCGTTTTTTGGCCTGCCGATCCCTACTCTCTTTCTCGGCCTGACGTTTCCCCCTGATGCGCTTGGCCTCGGCCTTAATTTTCTCTTTGGCACGAAGCTCCAGCGCGTAGATAGCGCCGTGAGCCGGGCAGCACCAACGGATGTTGTCGTATTGCGGGATGAACCACTCGTTGCATACTTTGCACTTGCGGCGGGCTGGCTTACGCATGGGTACCACCCTGAACCTGCACCATTGTCAGGTTTCCGCAGAACACGGCACCGGTATCGATATACATCTGGTTGGCGTATTTGACGGGTTCGCGCGCCGGGGTGTGGCCGAAGATAAACAGGTCGGCACCAGTGATTTCTTTCGCCAGGCCATCGTGAGAGTCGCTGATGCGATCGCGATTCCAGATGACCATTTCCTCTGGCACTGGTTTACCGAACTCATATTCGTTGTGCGGGTAGTCGGCGTGGCAGATGACTACCTTCCGGTCTCCGGTCACCAGTTCGATGATCAGCGGTAGTTCGGCCGCTTTGTGAGCCAGCGCCTTAGCCAGAATCTCTTTGTCGTAGTCCAGATAGAAGAACCAGCCGCCACCGTTTGCCACCCAGTGATTAACGTTGCCATGCGCTGACAGACCATCAATCATCATCTGCTCATGGTTGCCACGAACGGCCCGGAACCATGTCTGAGTAATCAGATCCAGGCACTCAACGTTTTCGGTGCCGCGGTCGATGAGGTCGCCAACTGAGATAAGCAGATCCTGCTCCGGGTCGAAGTCCACCTTGCCGAGCTGGGTCATGAGGTTGGTGTAGCAGCCATGCAGATCGCCGACTACCCAGATATTGCGCCAGTCAGCGCCGTTGATGCGTTGATAGATGCTCATTAGGACTCCTGCTTATCGCGCAATTGTTGGAATTCACAGCCATTAGGGATAGTCAGCGCCAGGCCAAACTGAGCGCACCACGCCTCGACTTTGCACAGGAAGATATGCATCTCCCCCGTATCGAGTTGAGACGTGTGGCGAGGCTCCCAGGTGGTTTCTTTTGCGCCGGTGATGAAGTCGGTGTAGGTGACTTTTTCGCAGCCGAGGTAGGTCTTCTTGAGGTTGCGCTTAACCCACTCAGGGGTAGCGTCAGTGCGGCCGGATTTAATCAGGTATTCACTGATTTCCTGGTACCACATGTGACTGAGTGCGTTCTGCGACAGGCTGCGCTTCTCGCGCCACTCTTTGACCTGCAGGCGCAGAGGTTTGCCGGTAGCAAGTTGCTCCTGCAGCATCTTGCCGATAGCCGCGAAGTTGCCGGAGTGCAGCTTGATGCCGCATTGAGGGATGTTCATACGGCCTCCCCACAGGAAACCGCAGAATGCAGAAAATCGCCGGTGCATTTCTGCATCGGTGACAGGTGAAGATGTTCAGATTGTGGTCGCATATAACGTCCCCATTATATGCGCAGGGGACACCGGGTGTTCAGGCCGGTGCGTTGTTATTATCGCTCGTTGAGTCTGAATTATCAACGCGAGAAAAAGGCCTCCGGAGAGGCCTGATTGTTACTCATTGGCGGCGTCGGGTTTCTTGAAGTTTGCTTCGATGGATTCACCCAGGCGCTTCAACCAATCAGCCAGTTTTAGAGCGGCCTCCTCAGGTGTTTTCTGCGGCGGAAAGTCGGTTATCACGATGCAGGCATCATAGTTACCAAACGCATCCCGACTGATTGCCAGGCTTTGCTCCAGCACGGTTTGCTGATTGCTGTGCTTGACGTAGTAACGAGCTTCAGAGGTTCCGCTGCTGCGCTCTTTCACGTAAGAAACAAGCTCTACCTCAGTGGCAACTGTTTTGCCGTGCGAATCCTCAATGCGCTTCAGCATTTTGTGGAAGGCGTCAGCCATTGTCGGCCTCCTGCTGCGGTGCTGCTGCGATATGCAATCTTGGCTCCCCGTCTTTCGGCTCCGGCCACTGACGAGCCTTGTTTATCTCCAGCTTTTCAATCATCGCCAGGGTAATCTGCTCATCAGTGATACCTGCGCGGCGCTGGGCATCCCACAACAGGAATTGCATGTCAGCCCATTCCGAAAGGTCGTCTGGCGCTGCTGCGGCTTCCATAGCCTCTTTCGCCAGGTGTTTCAGTGGCCCAACAGGGCCAACTTTGCCAAACGTCGTCTGTGACCATTCAGCATGGTCATCGCGCACCTGGTTGCGCCGTTCGGCACCCTGAAGCATGGCGGTGCGACGATTCCATTTGTCTTTTGCGGATTGCGCTAACGATTCCCAGTCGATGCTATTCGCTTCCTGTTCGGACTGAAGCTCAGGTACGCGTGGGCCGAGGGCGAGCCCATCGCAGTCATCACTACAGCATTTAACGTAGAAGCCGAGCCGATTATCTACGACACGCGCAGCTCCGCCACAGAACGGGCAAGGAAGCAGGCCGTTTTCATCCACCGCTGGCTGCGGTGACTGTGGTGCTGCGTAGAGCGGCTTGGCTCCAGTGTTTTTTATTGCCTCAGCTAGCCACCTGTCAGATGTCTCCTGGCAATCCGTGTCATGCTTAAACGTATTACGGTCCCAGTAAACAGCCGCGATACAAGGAGCCTCTCCAGGAACCTTTTCCCCAAAGTTGCATCCTACGTTTTGCCTGTAAACTCCAGTGGTCCACGCCACCGGCTCCTGCTCCATGCTGGCAAGCAGCTGGCGGGCCATTTCCATCTGCTCGCTGCGAGTTAAGCCATGCTCAAGCGGGCTTTTGATGAATTGCTCGATGCGCTCTTTGGTGAATCCGATCATGCGTACCCCTTTGCGGCCAGCCCGCCGAAAATTAATGAAATCGTCGCAGTAACAATAAATACGGCTGCCTTTTTGCTTTGCGAATCTGCGTAATAGTTCAGGTAGAACATGCCACCGAGTACAACGCCGTAGACGATGCTCATATCCCTACTCCCCCACCTTAGTGATGATTCCAGCGGCTTCCAGTTCTGCGGTGTTGGCATCAGTGTCGATTGCTATTTCTGGCATCAGCGCCTCACGAACGCATGGCTTGTAGTAGTGATGAAAGGCAAACGTCAGACCCAGCTTTGTCGGGCGCTCTTGCTTGCCAAGCAACTTAAGATGCTTGCAGATAGTGGTTGCAGTCCATCCTGAGTGATACCCAGCTGCGCGTTTCATGACGGTCTCAGCCAGGATGGTGCGGAAGTCATCGCGCCCGAAATTTGTATTCTTGAAAGCAGCATTGATCACCTCGTCGGTCAGGTGTGCGTCGATAGCGTTACTCATTGGGCTGCTCCTTCGGTTCGATACATCATGATTGTCAGATTGCCTTTGGTTGCCACCCGCACCGTGTCCCCGGGCTTAATGTCTGCAAGCTCAAACGCATCGTAGAGCTCGTTCACTGCCTTTTGCTGGCGAGAATGCTTACGACGCTTATCCCACTGCTTGAGGGCGATGGTGATAAACCACTCCCCTGTTTTGCACATGATGAACAGGTAGCCCATCAGGGCCAGTCCTGTGTTTAAAATTCCCAGCAAGCTCATGCTTCTGCTCTCCCGCCCCTGACAGACGCCAGGCACTGATTGAATAGGTTGTTAAGAGGGTTAGGTGTGTTCTGTTTTAACTGCTTTGGCTGCCGCTTCGGCGCGGTTACAGGCCGGTCTTCCGGGTGCACGACGTAGTAGCGGTAACGCTTCTCGAATCCTGCTCGGCGCAGCGTGTGCGATTTGGTCAGGTTGGTTAGTGCCGAAGCCACCGCCCCTTTCTGGATGGATGTGTCGCGACGGATATCAGACATGTAGCAGCCGGGGTGTTTGGTTATGTACTGGATGATTTCAGCGTATTGGCTGGAGTGTTTCATGCAGCCTCCCCGCGCAGTTCACGCAAGTTATCCTCGGTCAGGGTCATGTTGCCGACTTCACGGCTCAGCGCCTTCTCCATCCGGTCTACGCAGCCACGGATGCGGGTCATCTGCACTTCCGGGAACTGACTGCGGGACATCTCGGTCAGCGTGTTGAACAGGTTCCGGCTCTTCGCCTGACTAGCCTTCACCTTTGCGCAGGCCCGGAGTGATTCGCCAATCTTGCGACCGTCAGCACGGGCAGTGGCGCGGCATAACTCCAGCGTCAGGAGGGTTTCAGGGAATTCGCGGTAATCTGAGTTCATGATGATTTGCATTGCGGTTGAGTCGTTAGCACTCGTAATCATTTTCAATCTCCTGCTGCTCGCTATGCGTGAATGCCACCGGATCCAGCCCGGAATAGCGGCTGCTGAAGTGGTAGGTTTTCTCTGCGCCCGGGGCGTGGCGGGATTTAACGCAGATGATTTCGGTGATGCCTTTCAGATCGGTGTTCGGGTTGTATTTCTCATCCCGGTAGATCATGAAAATTACGTCTGCTTCCTGCTCGATGACGCCGGACTCGCGGAGGTCAGCTGCGACCGGGCGCTTATTGGCGCGCTCCTCGACCTTACGGTTAAGCTGAGCCAGAGCGATGACCGGGCAACGCAATTCTTTTGCCAGGTTCTTCAGGCCGGTGGCGATCTCCCCGACGCTGCGGTTCATGTTCTCCGGGTCAGACATGCGCATCTTCTGAAGGTAATCGACGATGACCACGCCCAGGCCGCCCAACTTCTTGCTCATGCGTCGTGCTTCCGCACGCACCTGGTGAACGCTGAGCGATGGCTTGTCGTTGATGTAGATCGGGGCTTCGATGAAATCCTTCATGCAGTGTCCGACCTTGCCCCATGCGCCATCCATCACGCCGCTCTGCTTGCTGAGCAGGTCCTCTTTGCTCACCCGGGCCCGGTGGAACGCGACACGCTCGGAGATCTGATCGACCGGCATTTCGAGACTGAAGAAGAGCACTGGCTTTTTGTTCTTCAGGCCGACGGTCTCGGTCACCGTGGTGCTGAACATGGTTTTCCCCATGCCAGGGCGACCGCCGACTACGATGAAATCGGTGTTGTTGAATCCGCCGAATGCGCTGTCGATGGTCGCCATGCCCAGCTCGGTTTTGTGCTTCCAGATATCGCCACTGATAATCGACTGGATAGTCTCGAGGGACATGTCGATCCCGGTGGTGATGTGCTCGGTGCCGTAGTCGGTGTTGTGTTCGATGCCAGAGATATCCGCCTGAATATTCCCGATGATGTCAGCGATACCCTCAGCCGATGGTTCGGACAGCTTCTGGATCCCCACCTGTAGCGCCAGAATCATCCGGCGACCGAGATGCATTTCCCGCAACTTTTCGCAGTACGAGGCAAGGTTAGCGAACGACGGGGTGTTCTTGCTGCATTCAGCCAGGTAAGCGAACCCACCCGCACTCTCTAGCGCTCCAAGCCTTTCAAGATCGCTGGTCAGCGTGAGCAGGTCTATCTTCTCCCCGGATTCGTTAAGGCGCTTATAGGACCGCAGAGCCATCTTGTGAGGCGCTGCTGTGAAATGGTCTTCAGTCAGTCCTTCAATCGCGTCAGTCGCCATGTCAACGCCGTCTGTGCGGCCCGCTGCGAGCATGATCCCGCCGATGACGGCCTGCTCAACGTACAAATCGATAAAACGGCTCATGCTGTCACTCCCTTGCGCATACGGTGCTCGTTGATGGCCTGCTCGTAGACAGAGCCCCAGTTTTTCGGATTCAGGATCCAGTCGAGGGTCAGCCATGGCTGATCGCCTCGGGTGCTGAACAGGGAGGACTTCCCGATCAGTTCGAAGGCCATGCCCATGTGTTTCAGCTCGCGCCAGTTGCCCTGGCTGGTCTTGCCATTCCAGACCGCCTCAAGGTCACGGTAGGCCGGTCGGCGGCGGCTCCACTCATGCAGCGAGACAGCCTTGGCCGGGAATTTTCCATTCCAGAGCTTGATGATTTCTTCGTGTGGGCATGGTGCCGGGTTGCTGCCATGCCCGTCTGCCCAGATCAGGGCGTCTGACAGGTAGCCATCGAAGCGGGTCATTCGGCACAGGTTTTCCGGCTTGAATCTGTGGTCCCATTTTGCGTGGGCCCAGCGGATAACCAGTTTCAGCTCTTCAGCGGTGTAGCACTGGTCTTTGCACTTCACGGTGGTGAGCGCTTTTTCGAATGGTGCCAGGTTTGAGTAACGACCGCCTGTCAGCTGGTTGAAGTAATCCATGACTTCCTGAGCGAGCATATTTTCCCCCTGGGGGGTAAGGGGGGTTTTATTAGTTTTAGTAACTCCATTCTTGTTCTGTTCGACGGGTGGTTCGTCACCCCCTTCGACGGGTACGAGCTTCAAGACCGTGCCAGCACTGGGTTTAGGTTCGACGGGAGGTTCGTCACTACCTTCGACGCCTGAAATACCCTGATATTCACAGTAATTTGTGATGGTAATCACGGTTCCGAATGGGGTTCCTTTGGTGCTTAACATCCCTTCCCGACTGAAGAAATTCAGCATTCGCTCAACGGCTTTCGAGCTCTTTTCGTTACCATCCTGATCGCGAAGTTTTCTCGCCAGAATGGCGGTGGTGGTCACCAGCTGCCCGGCCCCAAGCATCCACTCACGACCGGCAAATTCAACGCTGCCCGGCTTAAAGCGAGCTTCACCAAGCAGGCGCACCCACAGGGCTAACTTTGCCGTATCCTTTGACCACGGTGCCGTGAGAGCGCTTCTGAACATGGCAAAGTGACCCTGCTTCCTGTTGTCCACGCGAGAGCTCCTGGAGGAATACACGCCTCCGTTTCGATCTGCTAACTTAACGACGCCCATGCTTCACCCCTGATGTGATCAGTGCCAGTCGGATAACGCCAATCAGACGCTCTGCAAACGCCCGGTTCTTTGACGCTGTGACAACTAAACCTTCCGGCTCGGCGGGATGGCGCCGCTCCTCTTTTTCCTGGTACTTTTTGCGAGCTTTTGTCATAATTACTCCGTTATTTGATGTAACACAGTGTCCTAAGCCCCGAACGAGTTACCGCTCGCTTGGGGTTTTTCTTTTGTGAGAATCTCTGCAACCTGCTTTGCCAGTCGCGCCATATCGTCATCTACGACACCCCACTCAAGCACCGCCAGTAACATAGACAGCTTCGGCAGCATGCTTTCCTTCCAGCGGGTGATGCCCGACTTATCCATCCCCAGCGCCTTTGCAACATTGGAGGCACCGCGAATAGCAATCTGATTCAGGATCCAGGACTCAATTTTTCGAGCCTGATCTTTGTTTCGTGTGGTTGTGTTATCCATTTGTGATAATTCCTTTGTGTTGAAATAGTTAATTGATTGTTTGTTTTGTTTATCGTGCACCATTGACAGTCGACCTTGACCACGCCGGGCACCCGACCATATACCGGGCCGTTCGGTTATTAGCAGGTGGGATTAGGCGGCTTTTATGCCGCCGGATGTGGGAACAGCTCCGGGAGATCAGGTCTGATTTCATGCGCCTTGATCTCACCACCTGTGGCATTGACGATTGCAGTAACTTTTTCTGGCGAAACAGCGCCGCCATTTAGCCACTTGTGAACCGCTGGCTGGCTTACTCCGCAGACATCTGCGAGGCGCTTCTGGCTGCCAACGATTTTCAGGGCTCGTTGAATAACTAAGTTCATGGGTTTTTCCTATCCGATTACTGGATTAATGAAAAGATAACTCAAGTTATGAGTAATGTCCATAACCTTTGTTATTTTACTCTGCATAACCTCGGTTATATATTTGGTGATATGAAAACATTCGCAGATCGACTAAACGCGGCCATGAGTGCCGCTGGCATATCCCAGGGGCAGCTGGCTGAAAAAGTCGGCATATCCCAGCCTGCAATTCAGAAAATGACATCAGGCAAAACCGCAGGCAGCCGAAAGATGGTTGAGCTTGCTCATGCGCTGAACGTACGACCGGAATGGCTTAGTTCTGGCGTGGGCTCAATGCAGAGCGAGGGGCGCAAGGACTCTTCTATTCCTCCCGAATCGGAATGGGGTAAGATTGATGCTTGGGATAGCAAAACGGATCTGCCAGATGACGAGGTCGAAGTGCCATATCTGAAAGACATAGAACTTGCTTGTGGTGATGGGTCCTGCATTGACGATGACTACAATGGGTTCAAGCTTCGCTTTGCGAAATCCACCCTGCGTAAAGTCGGAGCCCAAAAGGATAGCGTGCTGTGCTTCCCAGCATCCGGAAATAGCATGGAGCCAATGATCCCAGAAGGGACCACGGTAGCCATCAACACGAATGATAAAAAAATCGTAGATGGTAAGGTTTATGCGATCAGCCAGGATGGATGGAAGAGACTAAAATCCATTTATCGTGTCAGCCCTACACGCATCGTGATCCGCAGCTTCAACTCTGATGAATATCCTGACGAAGAGGCTGATATTGAGAACGTAGAGATACTCGGCCGCATGTTCTGGACATCTACCATCTGGTGATTTAACAGCCACTCCCCATAACCTAACCCGCTCCGGCGGGTTTTTTATTACCTAATTCCCGCCAAGCCCCATTCTTTACAAAAATAAATTAACTTAGTTATCAGACAGATATAACTTTTGTGATGATAATTATAAATTAGGTTATTGCCATCAATCATAACTAAGGTTATCTTTAACCCATCGAAACAACACAGCGTTTCGGTCAGTCGAACGGCGCGACAGTAAACCATGCGTCGGACCATAGGCGGGCTCAGGATGAGTGGCAATTATGGCAAAGCGATTTACCAACAGCTCTTTACGAGGGGCTGACGATAAATCAACTTCCGGAGAAATTCCAAATGTTAGAAGTCATCACCAACCCAATCCTCGGCGGAATGATCGGCACCTTCGCAATCGGAATGGCATTCACCATCTGGTCAGTAGTAGATGACTGGATGTGGGACCGCAAAAACAAGTAACCATCGCCGCACACGGATGTGCACCCACGGAGATTTCACATGACCAATTTAAGCGCAGGAAACAGCGTTACACGGCGTTATCTGAAACGTGGCGAGCTGATGGCCAAGCGTCGAGGAGAAGCTGAACAGGCAGCTACAGCGCCCATGGAGAACAGCATCAAGTGCCCGGTATGCGGTCGAGACTTCGATCCACGCACACCGCTCTGCCACATCAGCAAGTATCACCAGTCAGCGAGGAACTGCGAGCTGGAGAAGATACGCGATGCCCGGCGCAAGCATTACGCACAGAACGAATCGAGCGGGTCGAGTGGCCTGCGGTGAATAAACAAAGGGGTGAGGGTATGCCTACATACTTCGAAAGAAATGTGATCTGCACCAAGAGCGGTGGGGATGGGTTTCAGGTTGGCAATATTTACGAGCTTTTGGAAATCGACGGTGTTTATTGCGTAGAAAATGATGACAACAAATCAATCGAGGCATTCCGGGGTGGCGAGAATTGCTGCGCAGGGAATTCACACTTCGATTACTGGAACTGATGGGTCGCTACGGCGGCCTTTTTTATTAGTGGGTAACAGAGGGTAAGGGAATGGCAAAAGTGGTGTTGGTTTGGAATCCATCGAAGACTGAATGCGTTGGTTTCGTGGAGCGCGATCCTGATGGTGATGTTTGGGATTGCGGATCGGATGGCGATGCAGAGCATGCAGCGGGAGGAGAGCGCTGGAACCCGGTATCAAGCTTGGCTGATAGCTTCAGGGAGCAGTATGAAGACGTTGATGATGAGTGCTTCATGCAAACAGTAGAGGTCGATCAAGAATTAGCCATCCCGATTGAAAGAGTTGAAGACGACTAACCCGCTCCGGCGGGTTTTTTATTGCCTCATACCCTGACCCATTCACTGAGTGGATCACGTTATGAGACGGCGGCCATCCACCGCCACCCATTTTTAATTGCGCATACAAGCGCAGGGGTTTTTTAACGTTCAGCGGCGCGGCTTAAGCGCGGAGATGATTATGAGCAATCCAATTACGGTAGGTTTTTCAGGTCTGTCTAAGCGCATTTTTGCGGGTCGGTCAAAGCCAAGCAAATTGGCACCCGGCGTTCGTCAGTTCACTGGAGAGAAGTTTGATGTGACTGATGAGGCGCTCTTTGCAGTAGCCCACCTTCTCGCAGTTCGGGACGATGTTCTGGTGTTTCCGGCAGCTGATGGAAAAGAGATTCACCTTCGCGCCGACATCAAAGAAAAGCGGGAGGCCTCATGACAGTCACCCACAACGGAAAGCAGTACACCGCATCGAAGTTAAACGAGAACGAGTGGAAACTCTCATCGGTCGATAATCCGCGCGAATCCATAACCCTGAACCGTCAGCAGATGGCGTATGCCGGGTTGCTTGAGCAGGTGGAGGAGCAATCATGACCATCAATCACCAGTTACTCCGTATGGCCCAGCAGAAAGCCCGTGACGCCAAAGCTCAACGCAACGGCGCCAAGTGGATGGAGGCCAACGAAGAGATGAAGAGAGCCGCAGGGATGCCGTGGTATCGCGGTAATTCGAATCAGCCTGTAGGAGATGAGCATGGAAGAGTTTAACGGCACTGCGGGACCCTGGGTTTGGGATGATGAGGGGCTTGGCAATACGTCAAGGCTTGTTTTTGGGAGGGATTACCCACTCGAAATTACGAGCAAGGCTGACAGAGCCATCATCGCCGCCGCTCCCGAGCTACTGGAAGCGCTGCAAGAAATGACAGCCATAGTCAAAAAGAACAGCTACCCGCAGCCAGACAAGCCAAATAGCAACTACGCCAGAGCTGAGTATGCTGAATCTGTAATCGCCAAAGCCCTCGACAAGTAATCCCCCACCCCATTTCACATCTGGCAGCCAATCGGTGCCGGGTGACGCACATTCTGATTTCAGGAGGCAAATTATGGCAGCTGAAACGACAGAGAAAGGCAGCCTGTTACAGCGCCGCATTTACACGCAGCAGGCTCTTTACTTCCGCTTTAAGGGTGACAGGGATCAGATGCGAATGTACCTGAACCTGTCTCGACTTGAAGTTCTGAATAAACGTTATTTCCTCGGGGGATGCCCGTTCTGAGGTGGCTATGGAAAATAAAAAAGTTTACGCAGCAATCAGTGGTGTTGCTTCTGCCCTTGCTGAGCAGGGCATCAGAAAGGAGAGGAAACAAGGGAGCCAAGTTAACTACGCGTTTCGCGGTATCGACGATATCTATAACGCGCTGGCCCCGGAGCTGGTAAAGCACAAGCTCCTCATTCTCCCCCGCTACACCGAGCGCACAAGCGTAGAGCGAACCAGCAAAAACGGCGGCGCTCTGTTCTATATCACGGTTCGCGGTGACTTCGATTTCGTCAGCACTGAAGACGGTAGTGTCCACACGGTCACCACCTACGGCGAAGCGATGGACAGCGGTGACAAGGCCACCAATAAGGCTATGTCGATCGCCTACAAATACGCGGCGTTTCAGGCCTTCTGTATCCCAACGGAAGAGACGGCGCTCGACGCTGATGCTGAGGTTCATCAAGTTCAGCCTGCGGCGGCAGATCAGATCCTTGCCGAGTTTACGCAGTACGCCAGTACCGAAAACGACAGCAAAACACTCCAGGAGCGTTACGCCACCACATGGTCACGCCTTAATGGGTTTGCTGACCATCAGGCGAAATGCAAAGACGTAACCGGCATCCGACTTAAAGAGCTTAAACAGGCGGCATAAATGGCAAGTAAAGGCGTTAACAAAGTAATCCTCGTTGGCAACCTCGGACAGGATCCTGAGGTTCGTTACCTGCCCAATGGTGGCGCGGTAGCAAACATCACCCTGGCGACATCCGAGTCGTGGCGTGACAAGACGACAGGCGAGCAGAAAGAGCAGACTGAATGGCACCGTGTGGTGCTGTTCGGCAAGTTGGCAGAAGTGGCTGGAGAATATCTCCGCAAGGGCTCTCAGGTTTATATAGAAGGCCAGTTGCGTACCCGGAAATGGACGGATCAGTCAGGAACGGAGAAGTACACGACGGAGGTGCTGGTAAATGTCGGCGGGGTCATGCAAATGCTCGGCGGGCGGCAGGCCAGTGAAGCTCCTACCGGTGGCGGCAAACAAAGCGGCGGGCAAACTCGTCAGCAGCAGCGTTCTGCACCACAGCCAAGCGAACCGCCGATGAACTTTGACGATGAACCGCCATTCTGATTCCTGACTAACCCATAAAACCACCCCATTCACCTCACGGAGGCGGGTTAACCACACCCGCAATTCGCTATGCACCACATATCTGGCAGACGCCACTACTCGAAAGAGACGCTTGTCCGGCTGCTCAGCGTTGATGAGCGCAACTTCATCGCTACTTACTGGAGCGGCGTTAACCCTGGCGACGGATGCTTTAACGCCGGGATTAACCTGGTCACTCACGAAGCGTTCTACGCAGGCTGGGGTGGCTCGCTGGAAGAGAAAAGCCAGTACATCACTGCTGCTGAACTGGAGATGGTGAAGGAGATGTGTGATGCGACTCCGTGGGGTCATGAGTTCGGCGGGAAGTGCCTTGGCGGGATGGAATATCGACTTAAACCTGAAATGAGGGTGATGCAATGAAACACGCTCACGACGACATAGTAGTTCACGGACTTCGCCTGGCATTCATTGTCGGGCCTAACGGCTGGCTGATGCCATGGGGTGACGTTATCTGCAACCCTCTCAAGGCGCAGAGGCTGGCTGAGGAGTATCTCAGCAGGCAGGAGGCAGCATGACCGATTACACCGGAAGTAACACGCCAGCAGATCAGCGTGATTTATGGCGCACGCCACCGGCACTGTTCGCCGCGCTGGATGCTGAGTTCTGCTTTCAACTGGACGCCGCAGCAGCGCCTCACAATGCTCTCTGCCGCAAGTTCATCACCGTTGAGCAGAACACGCTGGAAACGCCATGGGCCGATTATCTTACCATTCCAGGTTATGCCTGGCTTAACCCACCATATAGCGACATCACGCCTTTCGTGAAGAAAGCCGCAGCGGAGAGCAAGAATCAGATCGGCACCGTCATGCTGGTTCCGGCTGATACGTCCGTCGGCTGGTTCCGTGAGGCTATCGAGACGGCCAGCGAGGTGCGATTTATCACTGCCGGGCGCCTGGCATTTATCAACCCGGTCACCGGTAAGCCGGTCTCGGGAAATAATAAAGGGAGTATGTTGCTCATCTGGCGTCCATTCCCGCGCACCCACTGCCACTTCGCAACTGTGGAGCGGGATGAGTTGATGACTTTCGGCGCGAAACTTCTCGCCCGGCGGGAGGCGGCATGAAGCGAATGACCACCGAACAGGAGAATGCCTTGCACTCTCAGGCCCGGCGATGCAGTGACGAACTGAAAGCGGCGATGCGCACAAAGCCCAAGCCGAACTGGAATAAAGTCGTCCCCCCAATCCTCCGAAAATATCACCAAATCGTCGAGCCTCTCGGCATCAGCCTTATCCAATTTAACAGCGAAATTGGGCGCCTTAATGGGCGCTACGGAGTTGAGCAATGACAAAAGAATTTAAAGCCCTACCCGTCGAACGCGACCAGTACGGCTATTGGACTCACCCGCTTTACGATGAATTTTGCGATGGGCGTGAGTTTATCTCGCCTGATGAATTTAACGCCTGGCTGGATAAGAACGGCCTTGAGTGGAAAGTGGAGTACCGCGATGAGAATGACGTCGATCCCGATGTGGACGGCTATGACATTTCAGCGTGGCATCCAGAACCCCCAGCAGGGGATGGATGGTTTGTGGGCTCAATCCACGACACGGAAGATGGCGCAGTCTGCATCTGGCTACGAAGCGCTGGCGGTGCGGCATGAACAGAGCCTCGCCAGTTGATTTGAGGAAAAGCCTCGAGATGGCAAAAATGCTCGCGCAGATCGGCATCCGGTTCGTACCAATCCCGGTCGAGACGGAAGAGGAGTTTCAGCAACTGACGGGTGAACTGAACCGCAGGCTGGAGATATTCGCTCAGAAGGCCGAAAGAGATGAAGGCGGTGCAGCATGACAGCACAAATCACCGGGTCGCTAATGCGACCTCTCCATTTGCTGGCGTTTGCCGTCAGCCGCATCAATGAACAGTTCAGGGAGCACTGACCATGGCAGAAATTATCCAGGCGAAATGTGAGTGCGGCGAGCAGATAAGCATAGAGCTGAACTGCAAGCGTGCATCCCGCAAAGACGGCAAGCGCCCTTTCTATCCTGATGAAAACGTTGAGCCTTGGTCATTCGTTAAGGATGGCGAACGAATTCACTACAGCCAGGACGGCGTTACAACGTTCAGATGTCGTGGCTGTGGCGGCTGGCTTGCCGACACGGTGCCAGAGGCGAAGTTTGAAACGGATGCGCCAGCAAAGGAGATTCTGTCATGACTGAAATCATCGATCAGGCCAGCGCTCTCGAAACTATGATGCGCGAACAAGCAATACAGGCTCACCGGATTAACCGTGATGCGGTATCGGCAACGCACTGTAGTGATTGCGGATATGCGATACCGGAGTTGCGCCGGGTGAAGGTGCCGGGTTGCCAGCGCTGCGCCAGTTGCCAGCAGGATAGTGAGCTTAGCCAGAAGCAAGGGAGGGGGTGATGGACAACAGAAAAGCCCGCCGCCTGGTTGGCGCTCACATCAACAACACATACCGGATCAGCAATAGACGCTGGCAGGTATGGGGTAGCAACTGGCCTTTTGTCTGGGAGCATGCGAAGCCTTCACCTCGGCAGAAAAGAAAGGCCAAAGAGGTTGCGGCGTACCGCGAGGAATTAAGGCTCAATCGGGAGTCAGCCAATGTTCAAACTAATCCAGCGCGGCCAGAGAGGTCGAAATCGTGAGTAATTGGATGATTGCAGGCGAGAAAAGATGGAGGCTGACCCTCCTTGATGAGCTCCCGGCAGAAAAGGGAAAGAGGCGGAAAGGCAGGTTCCTTTGTGAATGCGGAGTAGAGACAACTACAAGCATAGGGAGGGTCAGTTCTGGCGTGACACGATCATGTGGCTGCCTTAGGAGTGACTTGGCAATAAAAAACAACACTAAGCATGGGCTGCGCAAAACCGGGTCGTACGGAACGTGGTGCGCAATGATTGCTCGATGCAGCAACCCTAAAAGCCAAAGATTTAAAGATTACGGCGGAAGGGGCATTACTGTTTGCGAACGTTGGCATTCTTTCAGTTTGTTCTATGCGGACATGGGAGATCGCCCGCAGGGCATGACCCTTGACAGGATAGATAATGACAAAGGTTATTCACCAGATAATTGCCGGTGGGCAACCAAATCAGAGCAAGTTCAAAACCAAAGAAAGCGTAAAGGATGTACATCTCGTTATAGAGGTGTGAATGCCACAAGCTCAGGAAGCTGGCAGGCAAGGATAACTATGGACGGAAAGAGAATTAATCTCGGGCACTACGAGACAGAAGAAGAGGCGTCTGCCGCCTACGAGAAAGCGCGAGCAGGCGGAGCAGATCCGCGATGAACTGGAAACGAGCGAGCACATTAAACGGCTTCGCGCTATGCGTGCGGCATGAGGAGAGATTATGCAGCAATACGAATCGAAAAAATCACAATTTACACGGAATCTGATCCGCCTGCGCCATGCGCAGTGGTCGGATGAAACATTCGGACCTGTCGGCCCAATCGGGCCACTTAAGCACCTGTCAAAGGAAGCGCTGGAAGCCGCAGAAAACCCAGACGACCTTAGTGAGTGGGCTGATATGCAATTTCTGCTGTGGGATGCGCAGCGCCGGGCTGGAATCACTGATGAGCAAATCACTCAGGCTATGGAAAGAAAGCTGGGTATCAACATGGCCCGCGAATGGCCCGAGCCGAAAGAAGGTGAGCCGCGCCTCCACATCAAACCATGACGCAACTGATAGCCAGTTATGAGCTGGCTATTGGGTGCGAGTGCACTGCCACGTTATCCCCCTTTCCCCGGCCATCGTGCCGGGTTCTTTTTGCCTGGCTTTCAGGTTCGATTCCCAAACCGGAGATAAAACCCATGCGAGAACTACGAGACGACTCACTCATTGACATGAAGTTCATGATCGAGGATGCTGGCTTCACCTCGAAGTATTTTTATTCCCAGATAAACGCCGGGAAACTTCCGAAGCCCATCAAACTTGGTCGCACATCACGCTGGATGTATGCCGACTACCAAAACTGGAAACGCAGTCACTTTTCCCACTTACAAAACGCATCGTGA